CGAGCTTCTGTCCGGCATACTTGCCGTAGGTAACTCGGTTACCGACACTGGGCCATGAGCCTTTCCATGACTGACCAGAATCTCGGTCTCGATAAGCCAAATCGCCCATCGCCAGAATATGCCCATGTGCGGTCAAATATTCTTCATTCTCCTGACTGGTGTTTGAAAGAATAATGCCACCCTTGGTCGTTTTCTTGACTTCGTTTGGTTTGACTAGAACTTTCCATCCCATTGGTTTGGGATATTCAGTTGCTTCCAACTGCGTTTCTTCATGCTGATGAGACATGCGTTAATCATCCTCTTCGTCTAGTTGTTTTAAAGTTTCGTCGATCAGCTCACAGGCTTTTTCAAGACCTTCTGCATAACCAACGTTTCGAGAATACGATTGAAAGTCGCTCATACGACCTTCAACCATATTATTCGCTATCGCCGTCTTTTCGTTCTTCAGGTTGCTCTTGATTTTCTTCAGTAGGTCTATCACTGTCATCTTTATTCAGCTTCGACTTTCCTTTCATCGAAACCCCAGTTACGAAAATGTTTACGACGTTTTGTTCTTCGTCAGCCATTAGCCCATCGCCTTCTTAGCACCATAGCTTTGCTTGCGTCTGCCTTTCATGCTGACTTTCTTTGTGCTTTGCTTGCCATTACGCATTCCTAATGACTCGTCTTTCTTGTCCTTGTATTTTTGCTTTTTCATAAAACCTCCTTTAGAAATTAAAGATGAGACTGCACTTCTGTTAATCATGGCATCACCGGAATTGTTTGGTTATCTTGATTAAGCGTCGATAACGCCCCAACCCCTGCTCCGCCTACACCAAACAACGGACTACCTCGATCTCGACCACCTCTTCGTTTATCGCCGAGTTCATATCTCATTTTTGGGGTCACATCAATCTTACGAACCGAAATATTGTCGTCCCCTACAATTATTGAATCACTCATGCTTGAATCATATTTATTGGCTAATTTTTCTAAAGTTTCTGGATAAATTTCATCGTAATAACGCTTCATGCCTTTACCACCAATTGATAAATTATCAACGTCTTTTTTAGTAATAGACGATTCAGTAATAGTTCCGGTTCCATATGTTGCAGTTCTTCCTTTCTCTCTTATCATTTGTGCGACATCGTCACCAACCAAATCTTTTAGTTCTTTGTATGATAAGTCATTAAAATGAATCATTGATTCTCTGTTTTGGCTCCATCCCAAATCTGTATCAGGAGGAATTGGAGCTGAACCAGTGATACTAAATCTTTCTATTGGATTCCCTTCGCTGTCTACATCACCTCTTACTTTATAGTCAATCCTATTAACATTTGTCCTTACACTTTTTGGGTCTTCACTAATATTTTGATATCTTGTTATTTGATCTTTGCCACGAGTTAAAGCTATCTGGTCAAACCCTTCATCGACTGCTATTTTCATAACACGATTTAATACAGCCTCGTACCATCCCTTTTTCATAGACTCAGGGGCATCCTTAACTATGCTACTTTTATTCAAAAGGTCTTTATTCTTTTCAACAAAAGATATTCTTTCTTGCTGAGCTGTGTAAAATTCTTCTCTAAGTTTAAAAAGTTTAGTATTCGCTTCTGTATATGCTTTATACTCTGGAGAATTTTCGGCTAAACCAAAGTCCGGATAATTATTCCTTTGGAACTCTTTTAATTCTTTATATAATTGATCACTTTTAATTCTGGCCTTCTCTACTAACCCACCCAGTCTAGTTTCTTCTTGATTTAAATCACTTAACTTTGTTTTAACTTGCAAAATTTTCTGTTTATCTTTTGCATTATCAAATCCAATCTGTCGACCTTTTTGAATCCAATCTGATTGCATTTCCTCAACTAAAAGAATTTTTTCATTATTTGGACCAAGCCGAGTATTAAATCTAAGATGAGCTATGGTGTTGTCACCATAATAATGAGCATTGCGTGATGGGAAAGGGTCTGTATATTTTTCTATTGTAGCGTCAACCTCACTGTTATAGTCCCTAGCAAATAGCTCTCTTGCCTGCTCTTCACTTGAATATCCAAATTGCAAACCATCTTTGCCGACTGTTGCCGGTTTTCCTTGTTCATCAAAAACTACAAAGCGTGTGAATACCGAATCGCCTTCATCAATTGATGTAATCGGGATTTCTTTAACACTATAGTTCTCGGGGAATCCATTAAGATTTTCTAGGTATGGAGGAAGAGCTTGATCGCTTATCCTAAATGCAATCTCTGTATTATCGATTCCCTCTGGGAATGTATATTGTTTATACATTGGTCGCTTGAAGCCCAACTCTTGAACGGATTGAACGGCGGGATCAATTACACTATCGTCAAGTTCACTAAGGTATTGATACATCTCATCATCAAGTTGTCCATCTTCTATATAAGATTCTAACTGCTTGCGGTATTGATATTGAGCGTCTAAATCATCGAAGAAACCAGATAAGTCTGTTCCTAGTTGTCTAGTCAATTCTTCTTCTTTTCTAGCTATAAGCGTATCACGCAATTGCTCGTATGCTCGTTCATCGTTCATTACCCATTCACTTAAATAGCTATTATTAGGATTCCAATCTTGAGATGCTTCTTGTATGAGTCTTCGGACATCTGGCATGTACCTCAGATCAGGGAAGTTTCCAATTGCTTGCTCCATATCTATTTCAACAGGCACACGCTTGTAAACTTCTTCTGTAAATTCAATTTTGTTGCGATTAATATATTGTTGAACTTCTTCCCGAGTTATATTCTTTTTATCTGATAAGAAATCGGTAAGTCCCATCCAATCTAGATCAGTCCCTTTTACATTTGGATTAGACTTTAATTCGTTTAAGAACGCCTGACCGGAGCCAGACTTCCTTTTTAAATTAAGTCCTGCCTCTTCGATTGGAGAATAGAATCCCATTTCATTTGCCGGAGCCTCAATTCTTTCTGGTTTTGGACCGGGGGGAACAATATCAGTCAAAGCACCGAGCTGGCGCATCCTGTTCTCGACCATCTCGCCAGCAACGTCACTTACTCCTGACTCTTGTAATTTTTTACCAAGCGATTGTACAAATCTATTGACTGATGTGGTGGTTGGTTTAATAAGTGGGGAAACGTCTGCACCTAAAAATAAAGTATCAGCAAGACTAGATTGTCTATTTCCCTTCATGACTGGAATATATCCACCGATTCCAGAGTATTCTGGCAAATACATCGGGTAATTCCCATAAGACCAATTTTCAACTTCTTCTGGTGACTCTCCTAAAATTAAATCACCAACACCCGTTCCACCAATCAACGGAATAGATTCTGGTATCGTAGCTCTGTTACCAAATTCACGAGCACTTCTTAATCCACTAGAAACAGATCCAAGCAATTCATTCTGAGGAATGGCACTCAAATAATCATTAACAATATCCTCGGAAGGGATATAGTCGGTGTAATCATAAATAGAATATTTTTCAGCCATAAAAACTCATACTTAGATAATGATTAACAACATTAATCCTAATAAGATTAAAACAATTGCAGGGATTAACTCTTTCATTTTTACCCACCAAAAGTCTCTGGACCTATTTCTTTATCAATGTATTTTTTAGGGTCTCGAACCTCTTCTTCAGCAAACGCTGGCATGCCAAGTAACAATGCAGCGGTCGATGCGCTTATCCCTAATGCCTTTATATCACCACCAGATAAAACATAATCTCTGAACAACTTAGGATCAATGCCTCGCCTTCTTGACTGATCCATTATTTGATTTGCAAGAATCTCGAGCTTCGATGATCCAATTGGCGAATCAACACCAGTCGCATGACCAAGCGTTCCCCACAATCTTGCCTGCGCCTCAACTGGCGTAAGACCAACCTCATCAGAGATTTTTGCCCACCAGTCCGTTATCGTTCCAAGCTCTGGATTGCTAATCGAAGCATCAGGTATTTTTTCTTTACCTTTAACTGTTCTTATGTTTCTTGTATCAGCAAGTCCAATGCCTCTTGAAAAATGAGCATCACCAACTGGGACTCTCCAAGATCCGCCAAGCTCTTCCGGCAGTAAAGCACTAATGTAAGTCTTTACCTTTGGCTCTTTCATCATGACTTCGCCAGTTTCTAAATAATTTTCCATAGCTGGGACTTGAGCGGTCGAATGATAAGGATGCCCCTTAATTTCCCTCAAGTCTTCTGGTCGATATTGTCCTTCACCTCTTCCGGCGTAAGTGGAAAAATCATCAAACCTTCCTTGAGTCGCTAACCAATTCGCAGCGGTCCCTCGATTTATTTCCACTGGAACAGAAGATCCGGGACTAGCCATCCCTGTCAAAGCATTAAACTGCTTAAATTTCTTTGCGCCTTCCTCTGGACCGTAAATCTCAACGTATCTTTTATAAACAGGGTCCATGTTGTACCAAGCATCCATCCCTTTATATATTTCTGGGTAGTTGCTAGATTCAATCAAAGTATTTACTAGCCTCTGGGTGTTTGCCTTGCCCATCACTTGCTCGGCTGCTTCTGATCCTCGAGCCTTCAATGGTGGAATAAATGCTGGCTCCCCGCCAAGACCTCGAGTTGATTTTGTTAAATTATAAAGATCGTCTCTGCTGACCCCGAACAATTCCTTCATTGCACCAGACTCTGGGGCTGAATAAGCAGCTGCTCTTTGTGCGATTACCCTTGGATCATCATAAATTCTAGGAAACGCTTTACGTTGTGCGCCTCTTATCGTTGATCGTGATGCTTTTTCACCTATGCTTTTTAGTAATTTAGCTACTGGCATTAGAACTGCTTCCCGTAAAGCAACTGAATCATATAGTCATCGTTAGTCGGATTATATCTACCAGTCGCGGTTATTCCGCTTGGAGTGCTTACATATGCGTCGTATTCCTCGACAGATCCGCCCGGCCCGTACTTCGCGCTGTGATATGGGCTGCTTTCCTTGCCTCGGTAATAATTACCGCTGATCCCACCACCAAAGCTGGTTCCGCTTGGCAAAATAACATTGCCACCAATCCTGCCACCACCTTCATCTTCTACAAACCTAGTGTTCCCTTCTTCACCGCCCATGCTCGTGGTTCGACCGCCACTAATGTTAATGTCAGGGATAAGTTGAAATGCGCCAAAATCAAAGACTTTCCTTTTGTCTTCCTGATCGTAATATCTTGTTAGCTCGTCAACGTAGCGTTGATCAATGTTATCGGTTCCCTCTTTCGCTCTCGATATTTTTTCTCCGAGAGACATCAAGAAATCATTCATTTCCATTGTTATACCTGTCCGCCGGACAGCTCTCGAGCTAATATTTGGAGCGTTTCCTTGAAACTCTTGTCGAGTTGCTTGGCTGCCTTGGCAAACTTCTTCGGACTAACGTCATCGGATGTAATGCCTCTGCGCTCGAGGAAACTTTTCGCTGCTCTGATCTCAGCTGCTGCTACTTTTTTGACTGCTGCTTTATCTGCCATCTAAATCACCATGCCTTACATGACCAGTAACGAGCTTTTGTCTTTGGTCCGGGGTTCTCGCAATTGTGTCTTGCTCGGAAGTTTTTTCGTCTGCCCGGCTGTGTTTTCTTAATCGACATGTTCGGATCACCAAAAGTAACTCGCTTCACTCGATCACCATCCTTCACAAAAACGACAGACTTCTTTTTGCCGTAACTTGTTTCGCCTTTGGCGATTCTGCGCGGTTTATTGAGTGTAACGCTCTTACCTTTGTAAGTTGCCATTAAGATTTCCTCGCTTTTGCTTTTGCTCGATCAGAAAGGTCTCTCATGTGATACAAATATTTGCTATTTGCCGTATGACTAGCACCAGACATTAATTTGCCTTTTGCATCTTTATGCGTTCCACCTTTATGCTCAGTGCCGTCTCGGAAGAAATGCCTTACACCCTTAGCCACGTTTCTTTGCTCCTGATGTTTTTTTGGCTGCATTTATATTATCAACCATGTTTGGGTAAGGTCTACCAGCTTTTTTAGCTGCTGCCTTGGCTTTTGTCTTTTGCTTCGACGTTAATGCCTTCGGCTTCCCAACATCTTTTGGTCGTTTCTTGTCCCACACTGGTTTAGGCTTTTTTGCTGCCACGTTTCTTTTCCTTTTTGGTTTTGGCTTTTGTATACCCAGAAGCGTAAATAGCGCGAGCTTGAGCTTCTGCATCAGACTTATTTTTGTAGACTTTGCCACTTTTACCCCACTGATATCCGCCCGGAACTTTACGAACGGGCATAGTTAATAGCCTTCGACCTTTGGCCCACCAGCTCCTAGGATCTCGTCCATCACATTCTGAATGTCGCCAGCTCCGAGCTTGATGACTTTAACTTTCATCTCGCCTTCTTCTGGCATCATTTCTTCTTCCATCTCTTCATGCTCGTAGCCTTCCTCTTCTTCCATCTCTTCTGGGGCTACCATCTCTTTGTGACAAAGCAACATGAAGTTGACAACTTGCTCATCGGTCAGGTCGAGGCCTTCTGAATCAGCTGGGAATCCCATCTGCATCTCGAACATCTCTCTTTGTTCTTCAATACTCGCTACATTGACTTCAGCCATTTTGATCTCCTATTTCTTCATCTTTTCAAAAACATCATTCATGATCATCTCGAGCGTGTCTTGAGGTAGCTCTGGAAGATATCTTATAACGTCTTCCATTGGGACCCCTGAGTTCGCTGACATTTCTTCCATAATGCTTATCATCTCTGGCTGTTGCATCATAAGTTGCAAATTCTCTGCCGTATATTTAGGTTGTTCATTTGGAGCAATAGCTGCGCCATATCTTTCATTCATAACACTCATGGCATTTGGATTAATAGATGCACCTATGCCATTTTGCATTTGTCTTTGTCTAAAAGCGTCCATTTCTGGTGAGGGAGAAGCTGCTCCCAATGATGCTAACGCCCCAGTTTCTTTGTATCCCGGCATTTCCCGTTCTCCTTTTCTTTGTCAGCCTTGCTGACGGTTCATTTGTTCCGGTTGTGCCGGAGGATTAGGTGAGGCAACACGCCTCATGTCTCTCATGTTACTCGTGAAACTATCTAAGGCTCCCATATTTGGCCTCATATTTCTTTTGAGTTCCATCACTTTGTTGATCAGGTACTCTTGCATACTGTTTTGCGAGGTCGGATCAAAACCGCCAGCTTGCTGTGGTCCTTGGGGTGGCATTCCTGCCGGAGCACCCGCCTGTTGTTGCCGACCGCTAAATGCTTCGGGGTTAACAGGTGGCAAACCTTGTTGCTGGTTAAATCTTTGTGCGAGTTCATCTATCACCGCCACGTTGAGCCTCCATTTGCATTTTCATAATGTTCTTTTCACGCTCAATTTGAAGCTCTGCCTGTAACTTGGCGATCTTCGCTTCGAGGTCCGCTTGTGTCTTAGCCTTCTGAATCTCGATATCTTGCTGTGCTTTTGCCTTATCTATCTGAATATCAGACTGTGCTCGAGCTTGATCAGCTTGAATCTGAGACTGGGTTCTGGCCTGAAGTGCTTGAGCCTCGAGCTGCGCCAATTGTTGTGCGTATTGAAGCTCGGTTCCCTGACCCTGTTGCTGTCCGGCTTGCATGAGTGCTTGAATTTGTTGCATCTGCGGAGCTTGCTGAACAACTTGAGCTGCTCGCTGGCTAATAATGTTATCGAGCTGCGGATTGATGTCCTCGAACTCAAACTTCTTATCGCCCAAGTCTGGAAGAGCTGGCAACGGAACTCCGATGCTGGCCTCCATTCTGGTTCGATATAACAACGCAACGTGCTCCGCAATGTGAGCGATCAGCACTGGTTGCAACGCTTTCGCGCCGGGGTTACCAGCCAACGACGGATCTTGCATAAATTGCATGTGAACCGCGATATGTGCGTCATGATCCTGTTCTGGGAACGCTCGGATCGGCTTGCCGTATAGCACCGACATGTTCTCATCGATTGGGTCGAGCCTCGGAGCTTCTTCTGGTTTCTTCAGAATCTGGTCAATGTTCGGTATTCGGATCGCCTCGTACATCCGCTTGTATGCTTCGTACATATCATGAAGCTGTGGAGCGGTTTGTGCCATTTGAAGAATGGCTTGAGCTTGGGCGATACGCTGAGAACTACTAAATATGTTCGGATCGCTGACCGGGATCACATCGATACGGTCATTGAAGTCTGCTGCAAAGATTATTTCGCTCTGACCAGAAACAGCAAATTCAAACTGCTCTGGCAAATAAAGCGAGTTGAGCTTCGCCAACATCTTAAACTCTTGACCCTGCGAATAGTGCAACCGCTTATGAATCGCTGAGAATGACTTCGATCCTTGCTCGATCAAGGCAACGGTAGATCCAACTGGTGCGTTCGGGTTTACGTCCCCAACTTGTAGGTCTGCTGTACTTGCGAACCTTCGACCAGCTTCAACGATAAAGCCAAGTAGCTGGAACAAGGTGCTCGACGGTTCTTTGAACGGCAACGGCATGATTGCCTTGTTTACGTCGTCAACGGTCGAGTCTAAATCTATAAATTCGCCGGGATTAACATCGATCTCACCACCACTCACTCGGCCTTTTAGCTTGAAACCGCCTTGCATATTGGCAAAAGCAGCTGAATCGAGAAGTGCTCGCAACGATCCGGTGGCAGCTTTTCCAAGTCCACCGATGATGTGATACAAGCCAAATCCGTAGAATCCAACGCCCGGCAAGAACTTATAGCTCACAAACCAATCTCTACGCTTCTTTTTCTCATCGCCTTCGTACCAGTTACGTCGAACAGATACGATTTTCTGCGAGTCATAGTCAATCGTTACCACATAAGGGAACGCGACCATATTGGTATTGGTTTCGTTTTCGTCTTCTTTGGATATCCCGTCGATTCCATCAAAAGTATCGTAAACGTGCATCTCCAAAAGGTTCATGACCTCGTCTTGCTGGTCATCGGCGTATGGATTTACGCCCTCGATGTCATCGGTCGTGCTCCCAGATGGGTCGATCCCGTCACCAGAATACTCAACTGGTAAGTACCAGCCAGCCTGAACGTATTTATTAAAGTCGTTGCGCGGAAGCCTGATCAACTGTGTGTATCTGGGAGATGTATAAAGGTCTTTGCTTTCCGGAGCGACAACAAAGTCTTCGGCGTTCACGAACTGTGAGCACTGGCGATTGAGGGTCGCATCCCACCAAACCTTTTTAAATGTCTGACCAACAAGTGGCAACTGGAACAGCATTTGATCCAGATCAGGGAAATACTCTGGCATTTCCTCGGTAATCTGGTAATTCATGAATTCTCGAACTCGACGAGCTTGGTCTTCGGTCTCTTCGTCAGGATTCCCAACAATAACCGTCTTTACTGGTCCGCCGGATGGGTAAAGCTCGGCAATGGCTCGAGCATTGAACTGAGTTGCAGCTTCAGCGATCAGCGGATGAACGACTGTGCTCAATCCTCGGCTGGCTCGCTCTTCTTCGGATTCCATCAATCCGCCGTCAGGATCGAGCGTCTTCAGTCCTTCTTTATAACGCATCTCCCATTCGGCTCGAGCAGACTTATCAGACTCGAAATAATGGATCAGATCAGAAGCCTTCCGACCCAACGTCCTCTCATCAATAACTTCTGCCAAGTTCGCGTCGAACTCGACCTCTGGCTCCATATCGATTGCGTCTAGCTCTGGGTCTCCGATCAGGACTTCATCCTCACCGAACATCTCGACCTGTAAATTATCCGAGGGAGATCCCTCGGCAAAAGGAATCACGTTATCTTCTAGCGGTTCAGCCATACATTGTTACCCTCTGTTTAGGTAGTTCATCGTCTTCGTCATCATAATCTTGAGAGTGCGTAACGAACCATCCTTTGCGTAATCTCAGCCAAGCCTGTGTACAGGTGTCAACTATATCGTCATTTTCTGTAGCTGGAAAGGCTGAACAAATATCAATCAGGTTTTTTGCCCACATTTTATCTGCTGGGTAATAAATCCTGCCGTCTTCGAGCAACGCAGAACTGGCATGTGCTCGTGCTTCTTTATCGCGGTCTGGCATGTATTCAATCACAGGCACTCCGGCAACCCTCAAGTCTTGGATCAGACTTTGGCCCGAAGCCTTCTTTTCAATAAGCACCGCGTCAGGTTCGTAGTCATTATAAGCGTCTTGTGCAATTCTTCTCAACTCCGGATATGTAACTCGGTCATACCACATATCTAGAACGATGGCGTTCATCTGGCCTCGGCTCCGGAACACGCCCCAAGTCGTTCTGGCGGAATACGAGGTTTTCTCTTTGGTGCTAAAAGCCGTATCCCAGCTCTGTATCACATATTCGATCTCTGGTAGATCGGGCTTCTCCCAAGGAACCCACCATTCCGCCTTCAAGATTCCACCGCCCTTTGGCATTGGTCTTTGTTGCAACTGACCAGCTGACGCATAGCTCCCGAGCGACCGCTCGAGCTGCGATAACGTATCGTCATCGACCCTTTGAGGCCACAACAGCTCGCCTTCCTCGGTCCGAGGATCAGTAAATCCTAGCGAAGATCGAGTGTGCGTCGGATGCCCGATCTCGTATCTGGCTGGCAAACAAAGGTGATCCCACTCATCTCCCAGCTCATTACTTAATATATGTCCGGTTAAATCTCTTTCGTGAACTCTTTGCATGATGATCACGAATGCGCCAGTCTTTGGGTCGTTCAATCGAGACTGCATGGCCTGATCCCACCATTCAAGAACACCCTCTCGAACGGCAGATGATTCAGCTTCCCTGACGTTATGCGGATCGTCGATAACGATTATGTCTCCACCTTCACCCGTCAACGCACCATCGACCGAGGTCGCAATCCTCGATCCGGTCCTGTTGTTCTCAAACCTTTGTTTCTGGTTCTGGTCGCCAGTCAGATGGAAAGTGTCCCCGAAATGCATTCGATACCAAGGGCTGTCAATCAATCGACGGCATTTGACCGAGTCTCTGATCGACAAAGATGACGCATAGGATGCAAAAAGAAATCGCTTCTCTGGCTGGACAGTCCAAGTCCAAGCTGGCAAAGCTACTGCCACCGAGATCGACTTCATGTGTCTCGGCGGTATGTTGATGATTAGTCTCTTGATCTTACCTTCTACAACCGCTTGCAGATGTTCGCTGATTGCGTCTATGTGCCAGTTGTCGTAGAAATCCCTTCCCGGCTCAATCGTCTGCCAAGAGTTCTTGGTAAATTCCTTCAGAGACCTCCTCATCTTCTCCGCTCGAACTTCCGTCAATGACAGCGTGTTCAAGAACTCGTTCAATTGTATTGAGGTCATTATCTGTTAGCTTATTTATGTCCAAAACCTTCCGCTCTTCAATCTGAGCCTTAACTTCGACTGCTTTCAAGTCTGGAATGCACTTGCCCAACAAGGTTCGAGCTGCCATGACCCTAAGTTCGGGATCAGCTGCAATATGACCGGACTTGGTTGCCAGCCCTTGTGAGTCTTTCGTGTAAACGGGAAACATTTCTTTACCTTGCATAACAGCTGCGAGGAAGCCGACGGGGTCTGCCTGACCCATGATCCAATTGATTACGGCTGGATGATTCCATTTATAAGGCTTTGATCTTGCTCTTCTTTGATTAGACATAGGCTCCACCGATTTAAATCGACCATTCCAATCTTCGGGCTTGACCGGAGGCCCGGCTTTCACTGGTCTTTTGACAATAATCTGTTCTTCTCGAGGCTTTGGCGGTCGCCCTCGTTTTTTCTTGGTTTCTGAATTTGGTTCTTCCACCTTAAATCCTTTTGTTTACGCCAATGAACGCTATTTAATTGACCGCAGTATGAATTAATTTGAGGCAAAAGAAAAGGGCTACCAGTTTCAGTAGCCCAATACCTTCTAGGGGAGGAGAGAATGAGAAATTCTCGCCTCGAATTATGCGCCTCTTTTTTAAAAAATCAAAGCTCCAAGAAAGATCCCGATCATGCACCAGATAAACAACTCCACAATGCGCTCATCTTTGTGCTCACCGAAGTCTGATCTGGTTAGGCTCTTGCCGTAAATATCCCGAGCGGTTCTGTTATAACGTAGTGTCCAATTGCTTTTATCCATTTTATTCTCCATTAAAGAGGGTCCGAAGCCCCCTAAGTTATCTGATTGAAAGGTCGTAGGCTTTCAGGATGATCCATGGCCATGTCTTGGCAATCTTGTTTATGTTGTTGGAGTCTGCGTGACGAAGAGCTTCCCCAAGACCCTTGGCGAAATGACCGCTGCCACCAGTCAACAACCATTCAACGACTCTAACGCGCTTATCAACATCCAAGGAAATCTCAAGCGCTCGATTGAAGTCCTGCTTTTCTTTAAATGTGGTTTCCATTTTCTTCTCCTCGAAAGAGGGGCCGAAGCCCCTTTTATTAAAAGTTGTAGTCGTAGAATTTAATTGGCTCATCGGCTAGGTAGTGCCGACCGTAGTCACTTCTCCAGAAACCATGCTTATAGCCTTTTGGCTTATTTAGTCTTGCTCTAACTACTGGCTGTGTCTCATCAGAAGTGATAATCCACTTTTGATTTTGTTGATCAGGAACGTGGAAAGCAAAGCCACCGGGGATAAAATGCTTGCCCCAATCCAGCTCTACGCACTTCATTTTACGGATCTCAATGGTCTTTTCCGAAATGACTCGGATCACTTCAAATGGCTCAATATCTGTATAAAGGTGCTGATTACAAAATTTTTTCATAAATTTTCCTTTCTCAGTTAAGGGTCCGAAGACCCATGTGATGAATTATACAAGTATTTCTATTAATTTGGGTCTTTTTAACAAAGTTGATTTTTCTTCGTTATAAGTCTCGTGTTTGGCTACAAGCCCAGCAATCTTGATCTTGTCACCTTTAACAACTCTTTTAACCAGTCCTTCATTAACATCAGTTATTGGCTCGTATAACCAGCTTGCATTGGTAAATGTTTTGAACACATTGTCATCTTTATCGACCATGATTAACAATGTAGAGCCACCAAACCTGTTGTTAACAAAAGTGCGGTAAACAACCTCTAGATCAAGCTCGATCTTCTCGCCAACTGTGCCGACGAACTCTGAAGTCTTTTTCTCAACAACTGGCTCTTCGACAACTTCAACTTTTTCTGGGATAGAAATGGAACCTTCTTCAACAAGCTGTTGAATTGCAGCAATGGTCAATCTGAAAATAGATTGTCTTTTTGTTAGATCAGGGAAATCCTCATCAAAAGCCAACCACTGCATGTAGCGCAAATCATTTTTTATGATTGCATCAAATGATTGTCCTGAGTATTTACCAAACCGAAACACTCGATCTTTTTTAATTGAGTCTATCGTGACACTGCTAAAGAAAGACCACTTGTTATGTTCATCAAGTTTAAAATCAGCACCAGCACCGATATCACATCCATGAATCTGAGCGTACTCTTTAAGCATCTGGTCAGCTTTTTTAGGGTCTATTGAAAGGTTCTTGATGTAATGATCTTTAGTCTCAGCTGAACCATCATCAAAGATAGTGAGCGTGTAAACTTTTAATGTGTAGAAACCATTAAGGTCACCAGTTGAAATGTAAGCAGTGCCTTGCCGATCAACGATTTCTTTCCAGTTTCTTTCGATAAACATTTTTCTTCCTTTCTCAGTTATTGGGATTTGGTCTCCCGATTTAGTAATTATCTATTTTTTAACATTTCGAGTCAACACTTTTGCGTTCTCTGGTCAATAAATAAATGTAACCAAAGTCCGGTATACGTTACCGTTAAAGTAGTTTCTAGGTAACACTCGTAACTTATTGTTTTTATTAAACAAATGATCATGCGTTACCGCTGTTACCGCATTTTCGCAAATTTTGAACACAAAATTTTTTTCTCAAAATATTTTTCTTATATATAAAAACTAACGCTTCCAATCCCTCCCGATGTCGTTCATACTAGCGAAAATCACGAGAAAGTTAGAAAGGACAGAAAGTGCCAAAGGTATATGTGGTAAACCGCCCGACCCGTAATAAGTTCGGCTGGACCCCAGATTTAAGCGACGCTGCTCGGTACGGAACCCTTGAGGTCATATTCGAGGAAAACGACCGACCGCAATTTTTACCTATCCCGAGCATCCAGAAGGCTCGTAGGGTGATGAAAGACTTTGGGCCGGATGATTATATCCTCTGGCCCGGAGGTGGAGACCCAATCGCCGTCATGATCGTTTGTATGATCGCCAGCGAGCGAGCCTCCACAGTCAGGGTGCTCCGATGGGAGCGCAATCTAGAAGAAGGCGAGCGTGACAGGCGCAAAGGGTGGTACATGCCCGTTGCTCTCGAATTAAGAAAGGAACAGTAAATGTCAACCGATATTGATCTGCTCATGGACGTAGCACCAGCGTCACAAGAACTTGGTGCAGTGGCTGACATGGCTCAACGAATGAATGATCTCGAGGCTGAGATCCTGCAACTCGAAGAGACCATTAAGCAAAAGAAGCAGGAACTCAAAATGTTGGCGGAACACGATCTACCCGATCTGATGCAGGAACTCAACATCCGGAGCTTTGAGCTGAACGATGGCTCGAAGGTAGAAGTGAAGGATGTGATCCAAGCAAGCATCCCTTCCTCAAGCTCGATTGAGCGTCAAAAAGAGGAAAGTGTGCGAGCCGAGTTGCTCGTTCTGCAAGCCCAGTGCTTTGACTGGCTTCGCGCCAATGGTGGCGCAGACCTGATCAAAAGCTCTGTTGAGGTCCAATTTGGGCGAGACGAAGACGCGATAGCGACGGCCTTTACGGAGTCGTTACGGGATCAACATCTCAACTACAAACGTGCAACATCCGTTCATCCCCAGACCTTAAATAGCTTCATGAGGGAAAGGCTCAGTGACGGAAAGGAAGTTCCAATGGATTTATTCCGCATCTACACAGGTCGTCGTGCCAACATTAGGAGATAACATCATGGCAAAAAACGAAGTAGCAAAGAAACAAAACACCGAAGTTGCGGTGTTCGATGAGTCGATTCTTTTAGCCGATGCAGGGGCTGGTCTAGAAAACGTCACTCGTGACGATTTGATCATCCCGAGACTGAGCATCCTTCAAGCGTTGAGTCCCCAAGTCAACAAACGTGACGGCGCATACATCGAGGGAGCCGAGCAAGGCTCGATCTTCGACAACGTAGCGAACAGCGTTCACGATGGCGCAACAGGTTTGATCGTCGTGCCAATTAGTTTCCGTAAAGCACATCTCGAGTGGAAAGCGGATCGTGGAGGATTTGTTGCGGATCATGGTCCGGACAGCTCTTGCCTCGAAGGTTTAACTCGAGGATCACGCGGTGAGTATCTGACCGCTGAAGGAAACGAGATCGTTCCAACATCAGAGTTTTATGTGTTCGTGGTCGGAGAAGATGGTTCTTTCACATCCGCATCGATCAGCATGTCAAAGAGTCAGAGTAAAAAGGCTCGACAGTGGAACGCGATGATGACACGATTACAAATCGACGTGAATGGTCAGCGAGTACCAGCTGCAAGTTTCTGGACCGCATACTTACTCTCCACAGTCCCAGAAGAAAACGATCAGGGTTCGTGGTTTGGGTGGTCGATCAAAATGTTGTACGACGCACAAAGCGGAGGAATCATTCAGAACTTGCCGAACGGCAAAGAGATTTACCTCGCAGCTCGAGCGTTCAGAGAACAAATAAAAGCAGGGGAAGTAAAAGTTTCCCAAGACACAGACGGCGAAACTTTTTAGGAGGACAACATGGTAAAGAAAGTCATAGCAGCTTTGCTGATTGCGTTGCCGTTGACCGCGCTTGCAGGACGATTATTGAAATGCGACGGGGTCATGACAGCGGATGGGTACAGATATGTCGGAACGTATTGTATGGACACGCAGTGCAAGTATGTCCAGCGTTATGTTTTCGCAAGCTATTGCCCATATAACATTTAAGTAATCAACGGGAGGGCTTCGGCCCTCCTGCATATTTAGAAAGGAACGGTTCCTGATGGAAGAAGCACTCGTTAAACGCTTCATGAAATTGTTTCGTGGCTACTCGTCAGCGCACGGACAATACAGAGTTAAGAAACGTGAAGCCGATGGCAAGATGTCAGGAAGAGCATTAACGATTTCAGAACCAGCAACACTTCATCATTTCGAGCAACACATCTCAGGGGGCGATTACATTCTCGGCATCATCATGCTCAGAGATGACAACTCTTGTAACTTCGGCGTGATCGACATCGATATCCGAGGCGAGGTGAAGTTAAACGAGACTCTCGATTCGCTCGAGAAGAAGATACGCAAGACACCATTGATATTGTGCCGATCTAAAAGTGGTGGCGCACATTTGTATTTGTTCTGTGAACCAGCGGTCGCAGCTATAGACATTGTCGCAAAGCTAAACGAATTCGCAGCGACGCTAGGTTACGGTGGGGCAGAGATATTCCCCAAACAAATCTCCCGAGCAAATGAGCGAGACCGAGGCAACTGGATCAACTTGTGTTATTGGGATGGAGACAACACTGAGCGTTATGCAATTCACAAAGGCAAAAAGCTATCGTTCGCAGAGTTCGTTGAACTCGCAGAAAAGAAAACAATTAGCTGGGAAAACCTACAAGGGTATGAGCCAGAGTTAACCAATCTATTTGCTGATGGGCCACCATGCCTTCAGCACATTATGACGATGGGATTTACCGAGGGCGGTCGAAACATTTCTTTGTTCAATGTCGGCGTGTACTTTCGCAAGAAGAACCCTGACGATTGGCAAGAAGATTTGATGCGATTTAATTACGAGCATTTATCTACGCCATTACCATCTGGCGAAGTAAACGCACTGGTTAAGTCAGTCAGTAAAAAAGATTACGCATACACATGCAAACAGTCTCCGATCTGTAACTATTGCGAGAAGTCTAAGTGTATGAAGCGTGAGTTTGGAATTGGAAGAATTGGTGGAGGAGCTGCAATTGAGATTGATGCAATCACGAAGTACGAAACCGAGAACCGAAGTTCGGTAAGGTGGTACATCGAAATCCAAGGGGAGAGGATTGAAGTATCTACTCAGCAGCTCCTCGACCAGCGTCAGCTCCAAAAGATTTGTGTCGAGAAACTAAATAAGTGTCCGAGCACAATGCCAGCGCAACGCTGGGAGCAACGGATCAACGAGCTACTCAATTCAGTTGAGGTAATTCAAGATCCCGATGACGCATCTCCACAAGGACAATTTGCCAAGATGCTCGATACGTTCTTGACCGGAAAGGTTCAGGCTCGACATCGAGACGAGATCATGAACGCCAAGCCTTGGCATGACCCAGACGAGTCAAAGGTTTACTTTCGATCAGAGGATTTGTTTATTTATCTTGACGCTCGACGTTTCCGGTATCCGTCGCAACATCAGATATGGAGCTGGCTTCGAGAGGTGGGCGGAGATCGAAAGACATTTCGCATTAAATCCAAACCCGTTAAAGTGTGGTCAGTTCCAGCACCAGAGTTCTTTGATGATGAAGATGACCTCGACATTCCAACAACTGTGACGGAGCAATTTTAAGAAAGGAACAATATGCCAAGAACTTCAAGAAATCCATTAACTAAAAATGTTATTAGGTATTTTCATTCATGTTTAAGTACAAAAAAAATTAAAAGAAAAGATTTTGCTAAAAAACTTAATGTAAAAATTTCTTCTTTTAATTCTTGGTTTCAATTAGATAATACTGTTCCTGTTAAACATTTAGTTAATGTATGCAAACATTTAAATGATGATACTTTTACAGAACTTTGTATTAATGAAGTTGAAAAAATTATTGCTTCTGATAGACCAAATTATACTAAATACAACTACAAATTTATTATTAAAGATTTAAATGAGATAAGAGATAAAGAAAATAAAACAAAAAAAATTGATAATTTTAATGGCGAAGAGAGATCAGTAATTCAGAAAATGATTTGGGAGATTAACACCATGAGAACTTATCACGAGTTGTGGGGCAGTTTATCACCAAGGCAAGTTACAGAAATCATTGGTCATATGGAACATGTTGTGAAGTTTTTAGAAATGGATACAACATTAGGCGTTATGCAATTTGAAAATAATGAAGATTTAAAACATTCAATTTATAAATTCATTTCTTTCATGAGATGGATCAAAAACAATTCTTACCACGCTGAACAAAAATGAGACACGTTCAGCTAATCCTCGGACCACCCGGCACTGGCAAGACCACGACGCTACTACAAATCGTCGAGGGTGCGCTAAGTCGTGGAGTCCCACCAGAGCGCATTGCATATCTGGCGTTTACCAGAAAAGCAGCGTATGAAGCGCAAGAGCGAGCAATGGCACAGTTCGGATTCGATGAGATACGTTTCCCGTTCTTCAGGACATTGCACTCGTTAGCGTTTCGAGAGCTGGGGATACAGCGTGACGAGGTCATGACCAATACCCATTACCGCAAGCTAGGCAAGGCTCTAGGGATCGAGTTTCGTGGGATCTACGATGAAGACTTGGGCATTCATGTTGGGGATGGGCTAGGGGATAAGTGCTCGAGGGTCGAGAGTTTGGCTCGGGTCGGTCTTCGATCTATCAACGCCCAATACAATTTGACCTCGGTAAATGACCTGACGTTCCACGCGGTGAAACAATATGACCAAGCATTGCGAAAATATAAGCACCAGCTTGGACTGTTCGACTTTACCGATATGCTCGAGGCGTATAACTCAGAGCTAGATGTAGATATCTGCATCATCGACGAGGCCCAAGACTTGAGTTCGCTTCAATACAAAATGGCGATTAAGGCATCGGCGAATGCCAAAGAGGTCTACATTGCTGGCGATGATGATCAGGCAATTTTCAGTTGGGCTGGCGCGGATCTAAACAAGTTTTTGAATCTGGCTGGTGATCGACGCATCCTTCCGCAAAGTTATCGCATCCCTCGAGCGGTTCACAAAGTCGCACTGGGGATTGTTAGCCGGATCAAGAATCGATACCAGAAGCCTTGGTCCCCGCGCATCGATCAAGGAGCAGTCGAGCACATTGCCGATGAACAAGAAATTGATTTCTCTCGACAAGGCACATGGCTTTGTATGAGCCGTAGTAAATATTTGTTGAACCGATTTAAACATGTCGCTCGGCAACAAGGATACGCTTACACGTTTAGTGGTCAGCATTCTCTCGAGTCTGAAGAGACCAGAGCGATTGTGAGTTGGGAGAAAGTCAGGAAAGGTGACCGGATCACATTGTTCGAGTGCAAGAACATGTTGCAGTTCTTCTCAGATAAGCCGAGGCTCAAGAAAAAAGACTATTACTTTTTCAAAGACTTGGGATTGCCTGATGCAGCTCGATCATTCGACTGGATGCGAATGCTTCGTGGGATTGCACCGGATGAGCGTGAATACTTGCGATCTTGTTTGCGAAACGGTGAGAAGTTTTCCGAGAAGCCAAGGATCACGATCTCAACCATTCATCAATCAAAAGGTGGTGAGGCAGATAATGTTGCGTTGATATCAGACATGGGACGATTGAGCTGGGAGAACTCGCATCGAGATGAAGAGAACAGGGTCTGGTACGTTGCCGTCACCAGAGCAAAACAGAATCTTTTTGTAGTAAGGCCAAGAAGTTTAAGATATTACGAACTTTAATCAGAAAGGAAAAAAATGACAGACATAACCGTTTATGTTTCATCCGCAAAGGAAAGGAAACGAGGAAGGCGATCCAGCTTTGAAGGATGCATGATCCGTTGCCTGATCGATTGGAATCCAAGAAGGAAAAAATCTTCTGGGTTTAAATCATTACAAATTTTGCTGGATGCTGGTGAGCCAATTCTTTACGAAGAGTTTATGGCTCGAGGAGGCAATCGACGAGACTTAGTCTGGGATATCCAATACGGCAGAGTCGAGATTGTAGGTGACAAAAATGTTTAAATTAAAAATCAAAGGCAACGATTTAGAGTTAGACGATACAAAAGTTGCAAGGCTTTTTGATTTATCAGAAGAGTCGATGTTTCAATTACAAACGGTTATCCAAGTTTTTAATAAAAGTTTTGAGATGCGATTAAGAGAAGTAGACGCAGAATATCAACGAACTTATATAACTGGATGGCATGACGGTTATCAGGAAGGAGTTAAAAATGACGCTAATTCTTAATGGCGAAACTAAAAAAAATTGTCAGTGTTGCAGGACTCGACCCGGAGTAAAACTAATAATCATCAGCAATGGCACTAAACAATGGCGTTGTGATGTTTGTTTAAGTATGAAGAAAAGACCAATACTAACTTTGAAAAGAAAATGATCATATTCGACTTAGAAACAACTGGCTTACCAAAAGCGGAAGGTTCTGACCTCGACATCCAACCCAAGATCATTGAGTTTGGTGCGATCAAGTTAGATGATGATTTAAAAGAAGTCAGCCGTTTGCAATTTCTTTGTAACCCTCGAGAAAAGATCGAAGAAAAAATTGCAAAGATCACGAACATTACTGACGATATGGTAGCCAATGAGAAACCTTTCATTGCGTATTACAAAGAACTTTGCGATTTCTTTTTAGGTGAACGTGAATTAGTTGCTCATAATTTACCGTTTGATAGTAAGATATTGAGGTTCGAGTTAGAAAGGATTGATAAATTAACCAAGTTCCCTTGGCCTCCGGAGCATATCTGCACATTAGAGATTTGCCAAAAGGTTTGGGGACAACGAATGAAACTTGGCGTGATACATGAAAAATTGTTCGGCGAGAAAATCACTGATGCTCACCGATCAATAAGTGATGTAGAGGCGACTTGGAGAATCGTTGAATGGTACAAAAAGGAGGGGCATCTATAATGGACCCAATCGTAATTCAGATTATCGTTGTGACCATTTCATTGTTGATTCTATGATTAATCTTAGAGTCCGTACTGAATATTGTTTCAGAAAAGCATTTGGCTCTGTCGATAAAGTTCTCAATACTGTAGGTGGTGACACAATTGGAATTTGTGACACTGGCACTTGGGGCCATGTTAATTTCAGTAAAGCATGTAAGAAAGCTGGAAAGAAACCATTGCTCGGTGTCGAGATCGCAGTAGTCGCAGATGCAACTGACAAATCAAAACAGCCATTTAACAGTATGGCGTTTATCGCCAAGAATAATGATGGGCTGACCGAGCTTTACCAGCTTGTAACTCGCAGCACAAACAAAGAACATTTTTATTATTACCCTCGATTGGGATATGAAGACCTGTTCGATGTGAGCGAGAACATCATCATGTTAAGTGGATCGAACCCAGATTGGAGTCTGCTGCCGAGAACCAAGAAAGATCATTTATACATTGAGCTAAACCCGATGAGTTCTAAGAAAGCTCTCGAGTTTGCTGAAAGTAAGGGCTTTCAGGTGGTCGCTACTTCGGATAATTTTTATCCAACGGTTCAAGATAAGAAAGCCTATGAGGTTTTGGTAGGCATCAATCGAACGGATCGAACCGCTCCAATGCATATCCTCGATGAGTGGGAATGGCGAGAAGCGGTTCCTTGGGGGCCGGATATTGCGCTCGAGAACACTTACAAGATCGCTCAGATGTGCAACGCAGAGTTGCCAACCGCTGAAATGATCAAGATCACGCCAGATAAAACCCTTCGAGAGATGTGTGAAGAAGGCGCAAAACAAAAGGGCATCGATCTGACTGACGATGTTTACGGCCCTCGAGTCGAGCGTGAGCTGGCAATGATCGCAGAAAAGAAGTTCGAGGATTACTTCTACGTCATAGCCGATATGATCAATTACGCAAAACGTAAGATGCTGGTCGGCCCAGCCAGAGGCTCATCCGGCGGTTCATTGGTTTGTTATTTGATCGGGATTACCGATATCGACCCCATCGAGCATGATCTTTTGTTCGAGCGGTTCATCGATATTAGCCGAGCTGATATGCCAGATATCGATATTGATTTTCAGGATGACCGCCGAGAGATGGTGTTCGAGTACCTGAGAAATAAGTACGGTTCTGACAAGGTCGCACACTTGGGAACGGTCTCGAGATACAAGGCCAAGAGCACAATCGGTGAGGTTGCCAAGGAGCTTGGGATCCCGGCTTGGGAAGTCAAAGACTTAAAAGAGTCGATCATCGAGCGTGACTGGGGCGATCCTCGGATCAATAACTGCATCGAGGACACGTTAAACGATCTAGATGTGGGCAAGAAAGTTGTCGAGAAGTACCCACAGATTAAGGTCGCTGGACAAATGGAAAACCACGCTCGACACAACGGGGTTCATGCAGCTGGGATTATCGTCACTGAAAAGCCAGTGAGCCAATATTGTTCGGTTTCAGAGCAAACTGGTGCAGCTCAGATCGATAAGAGAGACGCAGAACAGTTAAATTTGCTGAAGATTGATGCGTTAGGGCTGAGAACGCTGTCTGTTTTACAAGATGTTTTGGATCAGGTTGGCTGGTCTCGAGATCAGTTAATGAAACATCCGATGGATGACGAAGGCGCATTTGCGATCCTAAACGATGAGAAGTTTGCTGGAATCTTCCAGTTCGAGGGCTATGCATTACAGTCCGTATCTCGACAGATCACGATCAGCAAGTTCGAGGACATTGCTGCGCTGACCGCTCTAGCAAGACCCGGACCACTTCAATCCGGTGGAACCAACGAATTCATCCGCCGACATAACGGTGACGCACCGATCCAGTATCTCCACCCGATGACCGAGGACTCGACAAGGGTAACTTACGGGGTTGTGGTTTACCAAGAACAGGTAATGAACATCGGCAGGGAAATTGGTAAATTATCTTGGGAAGACGTTTCTGCCTTGCGTAAGGCGATGAGTAAGTCGCTCGGGAAAGAGTTCTTTGATCGTTACTTTGACAAATTTAAATCAGGAGCTGCGGAAAATGGAGTCGATGAAGATCAAGCAAGGTTCATATGGGATCAAATTAATACTATGGGAGGCTGGGCTTTTAATCGCTCTCATGCCATTGCTTATGGTCTTGTGTCTTATTGGGCTTGTGTTCTTAAATCTAAATTTCCTCTTGAATTTGCTGCTGCGTGTTTGCGTAATGTTAAAGATGATGAACAAGCGATTCGTTTGTTGCGTGAGGTCGTGGCTGAAGGTTTAACCTACAAGCCGTTCGATAAGCTCAAATCAAAGCAAAACTGGTCGGTTCAAGACGGTGAGCTGATCGGTGGACTATCTGGCATTAAAGGGATCGGCCCGAAAATGGCTGATGACATTATCAAGCGTCGAGAGCTAAAACAGCCATTGACCCCAAGGCAAGAGACGTTGCTCGATGAGGGATCGACGGCATACGACGATATTTTTGAGTGCGAGCGTCGATTCGGTCACATTAAACGTGAGCCGGAGAAATACAATATCAGAACCCCGATAACAGACATTGTCGATCTGAGCACTGAGAATCCCGGCACATTTGTATTCTTCGGCAAGATCAAAGAAAAGATTGTCAAAGACCTTAACGAATCCTCGAGCGTTTCAAAGCGCAACGGTCGTCGAATCGAGACCAACAACATCTGGCTGAATCTTACCGTCGAGGATGACACTGGCCCGATCATGTGTACGGTCGATAGATTTAAATATTCTCAGCTTGGAAAACCGATTGCAGAGTCCGGAGAAATAGGCGATTGGTATTTAATAAAAGGCTATCTAAATTCAAATTATAGAAAAATTCATATCGAGAAGTGGAAAAAATTATGATGACCGAAGTTAAATGGTGCGTTGTCACTTATGGGCATTTAGGTTTGGAGTCCACACAACCGGAACCAGAACCTTTATTCAATTATCTAAAAGAACAATATAAAAAATTAAATTACGATGGGTTACCTCGGCATCTTAAATGTTACGCTTTCATGGATTATTGCAAAAATTCTTTTGTCATAAAATCCCCAGTAGATGTAATCATAACAGTTGGTCGTAACCCACCATCTTTAAAACTTGATAGATTAGATCAAGATTTTTACGATAATTTTTTTATGCTCAGAGATGAAGATTATTTTGGCAAAAATAAATTTGGAATTACCACAATGCCGAAATTATTATTTTTTTCTGATAAATCTGTAAAAATGGAATCAATACCGTTTTACTTTTTACCGGAGATAAACCCTATACATAATAAAATTGCTTTCGTTTCTGGAGTTTATGATATTGGCAAATGGATAAGACCAATTGACGTAAGTGGAGAAATTATTTCGGGAGTAACAGAAATAAAAATCAAACATAATGACCCGTTGTTTGTGGTTAGGTTCAGTTCGCGAGATCAAGAGATAAAATTAAAAAGAGTCTATGAAGACGAAAAAATATTAAGGGCTATGAGAACATGCACAGATGTAAAGCGTTATAAAACATTCATACCTTTAAACAAACTTTACGACTCTTTGGACGGTCTACTCAGGAATTTGGGCTTTAAAAAAGATATTTAGCTAATAAATTTTATAAATCGTAGAAAAAGCCCTCGCAAGTCTTTGATTTATATGATGAAATAAACTATTGTATTTTCTGACCAGAAATGTATAATTACTAGATGGAGTTAATTTACTTCGTTTTTTGAGAAAGGAACGCATATGAAAGTTGTACGCACATTTTTTGTTAGGAAAGACAGCTGTGAGCATCGCCATGCTTTGCTTGTCGAGCGCGGTCGCAAGTGGTCCAAAGTTGTATTCGTGCAGCACCCCATTCGTATCGAGAAAGTTGACAACAAAATTGCTGACGACTTTGTCGAGATCGATTACTCGGTCAGAAAGGCCAAGTCGATTCTCAAGAAAATGTGCCTCGGGTTCTACGGCACAAAAGCCAACACTCCAAAAAGTGTTAAGTCATACATATTCTAAATCGAGGGCTTCGGCCCTCTCTTCTGAGAAAGGAAATTAAAATGAACACAGTAGATAAATTAGCAGAGATCAGAGCAAAAATTGCTGACCTTAAAAAATTAGAAACGCTTTTGGTTGACGAACTAAAACAATCTGGCACTGGCACTTACGATGGCACGACGCACTACGCTGTAGTTTCTGAGTTCAGCCGAGAGACCCTTGATATGGATGCGGTTCGAGAAAAGCTATCACGCCAATTCATCAAGGCTCACACCAAAGTCACCGAAGGTTTACAAATCAGGCTCTACGGTTATAGCCGTAAAGCAGCTGCATAAGGAGGTTGCCATGAATTTAAAACTTACCAAGAACGAATTAAATGTGTTGAATTGGTGTTATTCAGAAGGCACACACAGTCTTTACGAAGCACTAAATGATTTCTATCCACCAGAATTAGTCAAAGATGAAAATGTTTTTCATGTGATTGAATCGACCCAAGAAAAAATTTTTAAATTATGGAGTGAAGCAAATGGATAAATTCACTGTTGAGAAAAGAGAAGTCACCGACTCAGCTGGTCGGTGGCGTGTCACATGGTGTGGGCCTTATGCCCTCGCCACTGTTGCTAAACGTAGCTACGAGGAAGCCTACCAATACATCAAAAGCATTGTTAAGAAACGTCACGTTAAGGGCGTTACTTACACTGCCCTCGAGAAAGCACTAAATGATTTTGGGATTATCGGTCACTGGACCGTTCTCGATAAACGTCAGAAGTTCATCAATTACGTTGAGAAGATGGACAAAGACTGTTTATACGTTGTGGCGATATCGAAGCATTACTTTGTTCTCGACACTCGAGACATGTCAGCTATCGACAACCAAACCCTCGAGTGGTGTCCGGTCAGTGAGTTCAAGCATAAGAACAAGCAGATCAAGCGATACTTCAAGATCAATGCTCCGGACATTATGTTTGAGCCATCACTTTATGGAGATGTGGATGTATAAGAAAACGATCATCGGCTCGAGAGAGTTTCACTCGAAGAAAACCGCAAAGAAACATTTCCAAGATATGCTTGGCAGATATAAGGCTGGTCAACAAATCGATAACGCTGACGATCACGATGATCTCGTCGCCCTAGTTGATTGCCTAGACCAAGTCTTGATCGAGGGCGGAGAAGAGCCAAAGGGATCACAGCCTATTCACCATTTCGAGAAGCGGATCAATCAGCCTTACGGGACCGCTGGGTTTTGGCTGGTTCGAGAAGATGGATCGGCAACCGACTTTAGCTATATCTTAGCGGTTGATGGCCCTCGAAGACTAAAGACTAGGATTCAATGTTTTTATGATGCTTGTCGAAATATTGTAAAAACGGATATCGACGCATTTCGAGAAAGCAAGCGTGACGAGCAGGGGATGTTTATCTGCGACATAACGCATAAAAGATTATTCGACCGAGAGGCGCATGTTGATCATGAGATCCCGACTTTCGGCAAAATCGTGGTTGAGTTTAGACATTCAAAAGGCTGGTCACATAAGATCCCAGAAGGGATCGTTACCGATGCCACCGATGCACAGCCCATCACTGCTTTCAGTGACCTTGCCGTAGCTGAAGAATTCAGGGAGTATCATAAGCAGAAAGCTAAATTACGAATTATTTCTGCAAAGACAAACTTGCAGATGGCACACAAAGCTAAGATGGCTTAGGAGGTACTATGAAAAAATTACATAAATTTACTGGCACTGTGGTTAAGCATGTTTACTATGACGTTCTAGTCGAGATCGAGTGCGACCCAGACAATATGCCGAGCGAGAAAGAAATCGCTGATCAGATGGAGCTGCAAGTAACTTCTGGGTTCGAGGAACCACAAGAGTGGGAGCATTCTTTTGAAGATATACGACTGGTGCATTAATGCTGATCACAAAAGCAAATAAAAATTATTGTTTAGCAAAAACACAACTTAATTCCGAGACGGTTCAAAGGCTCTCGGCACTGCCCGGCTTTAAAAAGTGGATCGGCAGGGAATTAATGTTTGCTGCAACCGGAGCGAATATCGATCACATCCGCAAGTTCTGGCCTAACGCCGAGTGGGATGATTCTGTATCTCATATCCTTGATGCCTACATCGAAAAGTTAAAAAACGCTGAAGACATCAGAGAAGCAAAGAAAGCTCCACCACCTGATAACGACGATTTTAAATTTAAGACCAAGCCGTTCGATCATCAGCGCAAAGCCTTTTACATGAGCCGAGACAGCGAGTCTTTTGCTTTGTTGATGGAGCAAGGCACTGGCAAGACCAAGGTAATTATCGACAACGCTGCGTATCTGTATGGGGCTGGCAAGATCAATTGCATGGTTGTGATCGCGCCCAACGGGGTTCACCGGAACTGGGTCCGGAAAGAGATACCGGAGCATTTGCCGGAGTGGTGTCCGTATGAGTCTGCGTATTACTACGCTGGGATGAATAAAAAAGACCTCGAGCGGTTCGAGGACATCATGACAGTCCAAGACAAGCTCAAGATATTCACGTTCAATGTCGAGGGTTTTGTCAGCAAGAAAGCATACGCACTGATCGACAAGATCGTGTGGACAAATGATGTGCTGCTCGTTGTCGATGAAAGCTCGAGGATTAAGAGACCCGGAGCCGAGCGCACCAAGATAATCACCAAGCTCTCGAAACAGGCCAAATACCGCCGAATCATGACCGGAACCCCTGTCACAAAAGGCCCAGAGGACATTTACAGCCAGTTTAAGTTTCTCGATCCGCAGATATTGGGCTATGACAGCTTTTATTCGTTTAAGGCCAGATATTGCATTATGGGTGGGTTCGAGAATAAGCAGATTGTGGCTTATCAGAACGTGGACGAGCTGACCAAGAATATCGAAGGGCATTCCTTCCGAGTGCTTAAAAAGGACTGTCTCGACTTGCCAGATAAGATATATCAGCGTCACCCAATCGAGCTATCGACGAAACAACGCAAGCTCTACGATCAGCTCAGAAAAAGCTATATCGCAGAGATGGAAGGCGAGCAGATCGATGCTCCAGCGACCATAACCCGTATTCTGAGGTTGCAGCAGATCGTTTGTGGCTGGTTCCCGACCGAGACCGAGGTTAAGCCAATTGATGACAAGAACCCACGTTTACAGGCTCTTTTAGAGATTCTGAGCGATATAGACTCCAAAGTGATTATCTGGGCGCGGTTTAAAGCCGATTTAAAGGCTATAGAACGCGAGCTAGGCAAGTTGGCAGTGTCATATCATGGGGACGTATCAAACGACGCTAGAGCAGAGGCTGTGGACCGTTTTCAGAATGATCCCAAAATCCGGTATTTCATAGGCCAGCCACAATCTGGTGGAATTGGCCTGACGCTGACCGCAGCTGATTACGCAGTTTATTACTCAAATAGCTTTGATCTCGAGACTCGGCTTCAGTCTGAGGATCGATGTCACCGGATCGGAACCAAGAACAACGTAACCTACATCGATCTAGAAGCACCGAAAACCATCGATTCCAAGATTATTAAGGCTTTGCGCAGTAAGAAGAATTTAGCGGATATAATCACCAAAGATCCAATATCTTTGTTTTTAATGGACGATGAGTGAAAGAACTTTCTGGAATTATGTACGCACATCATTACCCATCGAGAAAATGTACCGAGTCGAAAACAAGGTGGCAGAAGGCATGCCGGACGTACATTACCTCTCGAACGGGTCATCCGGATGGATCGAGCTGAAATACGTTGAGGACTGGCCTCAAAACAAATTATCGATTGGTCTGAGACTTAAACAAGCGTTCTGGCTTAACGAATACGCTGCAAATAACGGCAGATGCTGGATTCTGCTCAGAGTCGGAAAAGAGTTTATTGGACTGATAAACGGATCGAGTGCCAACCAGCTGGTCGATAAAGTAGACGTTCCAGAGTTCCTAGACTGCCTTGTTTACAAAAAGTTCGGCAAGATGACCGCTTCAGATTGGCAAGAACTAGCCAATGTGATTACGGCATCATCATAGAATCAATGATCTTTTGTCTTCCTTTTTTACTGACACTTTCAGCTAGAGACTTGATATCTCTTCGCAATGCTTGATCAACATCAGAAGCCTGTGCCTCTGATGGCGTAAATACACTTGCCACCGCTGGGCCTCCTTCAGCTGCCGATATAGCCACAGCACCGCCTGACAATCTGCCAATTAAACTATTTATTTTTTCTACAAGCTGTCTTCTAGCAGAAGCATCGGTCAATGCTTTTCGCATCAATTCGGCATCTTCTGAAACTAACATTTTTGAAAGTTGTGTTAGCTGATCTTGTGTTAAACCACCGTCTTTAACTTGTGATTTAAATACATCTCTTACAACTCTTCCTAATGCAAAAATATCACCACTGCTAACAAAAGATGCCAAATTTGATAAGGTTTGAGTTGATCCTATTCGTTTAACATTTTCTTCTGTTATAGCTGTTTGAGATCCTCGGATAACAGCACCCTTTGTATCAAGTGCTCTTGCTGCTAATTCAATTTTTCTAATTGCTTCTTCAAAAGTGTCATTTGGATAAATAATTTCTAAAATTTTTCTGTCTTTGCTGGTTATATCCGCTAAAGATTTTGTAACAGCGGTAACTCCTCGTTTCAATTCATATTTGTTTGCTAAATTTTGTGCAACGCCAGCTGTAAAAGAATCTAGCAAATCTTGATCACCTAAAGTTACAAGTCGATCAAATATAATTTCTACTTCATCTGAAGGCTTACTAAAAATTGTTTTACCAGCATTAAATGCTTCAGATGCTTTCTCTATTTTGCTCCACAATGCTCTAGTGTCTGCTAATTCTGGAGCAAATTTATTTATTGATTGTCTTAATGATTTTTCAAGTTCGTCGTATGCGCCAGCTACTGTGCCTTTGCCAGCTTTATAATTTTGTGTAACCAAATCATTTATAACACGCCTAACATTTTCAGCGGTCTCTAAATCGACATTTCTTAATAATTTAATTTCACCATCAACAGATTCAAAAAACGGTTCTAATTTTCTAACTCTTAGCATTTCATTTAATGCTGCTCGAGCTTTTGGTGCTCTTTTGACCGCATCTAAAATAGCGTCATTTATTTCTTGAGATCCTGTACCAGCATAATCTGCAAAAATTTGACCATATGCTTCGCCAGCATCTTTCTTTAAAGTAGCCTCAGATGCACCCATATATTTCAAAATATTCTTTTCTTGAATATTAGGAGCTAAATTAGTTCTTATAAATATTCTTGCTTCTTCAGGAAGCTCATCGGCTCTTCTATTAAGAACATCAGATATGATCTGTGATCCTTCTCCGGCTTTTGCATAAACAGCACGAACAGCGTTTGCTGCTTGCTCGCTCATGTCAGGAATAATTTCGCCATTTGCTATTCTTTCAAGAACCTCATCAATAGTTAGCTGGCCTTCATTAATAATCCTAATTAATTCATCTTCAGCTGGCTTGGCTAATTTGCCAGTTAACATTCTCGATCCAGTGGATACAGGGGATATCAGCCCCTTATTTAAAGCATTAGAAACACCAGTAACAATCTTTTGGCCCAATGGAGATAAGGCTCCGCCAGCTATGGTGCTAACACCAACCTCAAGCGGATTTTCAGTAAAACGACCAAACCCTTCACCTTCTGATCCACCAAGCCCAGCGGTTAATCCTTCAGTGGCTCCAACTAATGCCACTCGACCAAGTGTTGGGGTTAAAGAAGTTCCCATTGTAAGTGGGGCAGTCGCGAGACCTGTTGCCAATGCGCCACCTAATTCATACTTTAAAGATCCCTCTTTGCCTCTAGCAGACTCTAATGCCTTGCGTTCTTCAGATAACGCTTCCTCATATGTCTTATCACTAAGAGCGGACTTAATAACAGCTATTCCCTCATCGCTCCAATTAAAAGAAGCACCAGCTGCTATAAGCCTAGCTCTATCATAGGGATTTAATTTTTTTAATTTTTCTTCAGCGTCTAAGATTGCAAGAAGATTGTCAATCCTACTATCAGTTCCATTAGCCATTATTGTTCGCCTTGAGCACTTTTAAGTTCTTCTAATCTTTTCTTAATTCTTGCGCGTTGCTCACCATTTAATAAGCCTCTTTTATACTCATCTTTTAAAATGCCAGCTAATTTTTCAATTTCCTCATCTATTTGATTGCCATCTAAAGAACTGGTTGGGGTTTTATCAAAATCGTCTGGAAACTCAAATACTTCTAAAGAATACTCTAATGGATTAACTAAATCTGTATCTGGTACATATGTTGGCATCCCACCAAAATAAATGTGACCAAAATCGATTCCTTGAGCATCAGCTGATTGTTTGTATCCTTCAAGTTTCGGCAATGCCTCTCGCAATCTAGCGTTATAAGTCCTAAGTCCAGCATTATAAATTTCAGCTCTAACTCTAGGTGGCATTGCACCTTGACCATTAAGAGCATTGATAATTTGTTGTTTGACCTTTTGAGACATAGCACCAACGCCTTGAACTGCTCTAACTTCACCTTCTCGAGCCACACTGCCCGGATCGATAAGTTTTGCAAAAGTAACAGCTAAACCGTAATCACTGATTGCTCCGGGGTTGTTAAAGTAATCTCGAATATTATTCCAGTATTGCCTTACCTCATTAAAAGTTTCAAGGGATTTTGAAACATCATCTCTCATAGCAGCTGCAAAAGTTGATTGTGTTTCGGTCAATCTGTTTAATTTTCCAGATTCTTGTGCATCTTTACTTGATTCTTCTGTAACTGTTAGATCACTACTTGATGTCGGGAAAACCAACTCACCTTGGTTTGGACCTTCTGTATATCTCAAGTCACCAAATTCATCTTTTGCAGTACCCGGTGCTCGATCAGAAGGAGCCTTCCATTCACTAATAGATCGTTTATCTACTATTGAGGCAACTTGTGTGTCTGTTAAAGGAACGATATCGTCTTTTTCATAATCCACACCGTCAATAGTTAATGGTGAATTTAATTTCCAAGTCTTAGTAGATAAAGACGCTTTGTCAGGCTTTGTGGTTGCAAGGAATCCATCTTTTTGTGCTTTTTCAAATTCAGGGCTTGCAATTTTAACTAATCTACTTTCGCCTTTATCGTTGTAAAGCGTTACAAAATCTTTAGCGTCTGGCTTCATTGACAATGCTAATTGAAGCGCAGTCTTTTGTAGGTCTGCTTCTCTGGTTCGTTTATCTTTAAATTCTTGCATCAAATATTCAGCTGGAACTCGAGACGCAGTGCTGGCTGCTCCAAGCGCGGTCGCCCCCGGCTTGCTTGCCTCTGCTGCCATATTTGTGAAGAACTGAAATGCCAACAAAGCAGGGTCAACTTTTTGTTCTTTTGGCTGGAATGCTTTGGCTAATGCAAGAGCTGACTCAAAGTTTTTTAATCCACCAAGAGCAGATAATGCTCCTTCGTCTAGATCGCTAAGATCAGTTTCTGAAACGCCTAATCTTTTAGCAACGTCTCTACCGTCTGCTTTAACTTCTTCACCTGATGTTAAAAGATTAGCCTCTTCTTCAGTACGAGCTTGATTAAGAACAGGAATTGGAAATATTTCTTCAGCTTTTATTGAGCTTCCAACTCTTCGAGTTCTTACTGGCCCTAGATCCTCAATTGGCGTTTCATCAGAATATTGTGGGAAACCCAATCCAGATACCATTTGACCAGAGAATTTTGAATCCGCTGGCAAGCCTAACCCAGACACCATGTCCCCAGTAAATCCAGCTTGTTCTGTTGGTAAGACTGCTTCGCCTAATTCAGCCTGTCTTGTTTCCTCTTTAGGAATCCACATCCGCTCTTTTTCATCCCAGTAATGGGTTTTTTCAATCCCATCGTCAGGATCGAAAGTTTGATCAAGAGCCGGAGCACCCAGCGTTTTCTCTTCCATTGCTTTAACTGGGGCAATGTTTAATTTTCCTTGAGGATACCCGCCAACATTTATATCTGGTGATAGCCTTGCGATTTCTGAGCGTAACTCTAATATCTGTGGCTGTAATGCTACAGCTTGGGCTTTTGTTTCTGGTCGTTGTGCCAAAGATTTATATTGATTTTCCAACAGCTCATATTGCCTCAACATCGTTTCATAACGAGCTTCTTTGGACCGCATTGGGCTAGAAAAAGTCCCCATCGCCATCCTCGATACAGGAAGATTACGTTTTATTTGATTCAATGAGAAATCAAGATCCCGAGCAGTTCTGATTAGGGTGTCTCTTTTATTCCTGATATCTTCGTATGAAGCCATCGTGTTTCCTTATTATCGGTTCGCTAAGAAATAAGCACTAGCGAGAGATCCAAGTCCACCAATTGTTTGACCGTAGATGCTAGGCGTTTGAATATATTGCTGGCCTTGTTGCAAGCTGGTCTGGGTTGTTTCATATGGAACACCCTTCAATGCGCCCAGCGCATAGTTAACCATCTGGAACGGATACTCACGTTGCTCGACATAATCTGCATATGCCAAGTCGAGAGCCATCTGATCGAGCGTTCGTTTTGCTTCACCCGCGCTCAAAAGTCCAGATGCTGCTTGTTGTTGTAAACCTTGCAGCACCGGAGCAAACTGCCCGATCTGTTGAGCTGCACTGATTCTGGCTGATTCTTCTGTTTCATAAGCACCGCGTCGAGCCTGTTCTGCTGCAAACCTAGCTGCTCGATCTTGTTCGCGTTGCTGAGCTGCGAATCCTAAACCTTCAACCCCAGCCTGTGCTCTTAACTGTGCAGCTGACCTTGCTGCCTCACCAGCTGACTCGATCTCACCGATGTATGCTCGAGATCCGCCAAATGCGCCTGACCCTACTGCCTTTGCTCGGTCAGCGATCAGTTTACGATCCAACTGTCTTTGTATCTCTTCGACCGCAGGGTCCATCGCCCTTTGGTACATATCTATATAAGGCTGTGCCTCTTCAAGACTAAATTGCTGTCCTGTGAGCTGTTCAGCAGTCATCGGGTTATAGCCCTGACCTAACTGCATACTCCTCGCATAAGACTCATCAATATAAGGCTGGTAGCTTGTTGCCCCTTCGGTCAGCATTTGTGCAGCTTGCCGTTCCTCGGCGGTCAGCTTCGAGCCGTCGTAGCTTGCGACTCTTGGACCTGTGTAAGCCGGATAAGGACTTTCAGCTAGTGATGCTGCCTGTTGGAAAAGTTTTTGACCGCCAGCCGATACCCATTCAGGTATCTCTGTTCCGGTAATAACCAGTTTTGGATCTGGTAGGGTCTCAACCCCAGTTGTACATAAACCGCCCATTTAACTCTCCACGAAAACGCAACCAGCTTTAATTAAACCAAGACGCTCAA